CCGATTTTGGACTATCGTACGCTGACGTAAAGTCGGATTTCAAGAGCTTCACCGTGACCTTCCAGTATTACAATTTCGATCTGGAAGCGGAGTTCAGTTAATTCATTTTTACGCATCGACCCAAATATCGTCATCTTCCAACCTGCCGTTATCCACCCAAGTGCCGGTATTCGTGAAAACATCATTCTCAGGATCAGTTCTTGGCCGATTTAGGTATTGATCGTATGTTTCAGGATTATCGAAGAATGGCTTAGTCGTTGAAATCAGTAGATCAGAACCTTCGGTTTTAATAGTTTTACGAAGCTCGATTCGTTCCATGACGTTTGAACTTTTGCGTTTAGACGTCTGTTCGAAGCTCGGAAAGTAAGTCTCAACATCGATCGATAGGACAACGTTCAACTTATTATTATCGGTGTAGTTAAAATTGTATTTCTTTCCTTCGAATGCTTCGTTTTCAGGAAAGTGAAATTGAGCAGGTATTCGCATCCCGTGATACTGAAAGTGCATCACTCGATTTGAGTAATTTAGGTCCAATAGGGATTCTGCAATTTTGAACGCTTTGTTCAGATTATCGACTATGATCTTTATGTCGAACCGTACGGCTAGAGGTAGGGAATACAACTGGGCGGAATAGCCGGTGAGAACGTTCTGATCCTTATCGTTCTTTTCCACCTCGGTGTACTGACCCCTTACGAATCGATTAGTTATATCCGAATTTTTCACCTGGAAGGTGGCTAGCGTGACTATACCCCTAGGCACAATGTCATATGTACCCTCAGCTACTGGTATCCTACAATCATCGGGAAGTCCTATGTAAAAGTCCTTAAGAAAACCCTCGTCCGTTCCGTAATTGTAAAGAAATGGAACGTTGAACGTCTCGTTGGTATTATTTCTAGCCAACGTGATGTTCATATTGCTATTCAAGAGATCCAATAGGGAGATCGTAAGATTCCTTAGGAAGATGTCATCCGTGTTTAAAGCTTTCATACGGATTTATTTATCCTCCGCTAGCATGATGACAATAAAAAACCGGGACTCTGGATTCGATACGATTAATCGATCACAGAGTCCCGGTTTTCAAAAAGATAAAATTGCTTGATACACCATCTAACGCATTGATTATCAATGCCTCGGTGGAGGTGCTGGTAATTGAAACCAGGTCCGTCAAGCCTCAAATTAAACCTTCATTCACATGCTTGGACGATTTTTATAAATCGACAAATCTTGTGTCTTTCTATTTTGAACTGACTTAAGACTCAGTCAGCGAACCTTCCACTTACAGCGCTCCTTGGAATTTCTTCCGTGGACTGTTGCCTTTCGGCTCAGGGTTTCTGGTGGTTTCCGATCGTTGTACTATAAACCCTTTTTCCAACATGTGCACATTTTGTCATGGATATGGGCAGGTGCGGCCCATTGTTTACGCTACTAATTGTAGTGCGCGAACGTTCTCAGTTTCGGATACCGTGGTACCGTTGATGAGATTCCAGATCGTAGTGTTGCCACTTACAGTTTTGATTCGTTTAACGAGATTGGATCATTCTCGGCATGCAAGTTTAACCGGATAACTCACGTCAAATCCTGTCACCCCCATTATAAAGAACAATTATACTAAAGTATTTATCAAACGGTAGCGGTAAATCACTGTGAATATCAGACGTTTGGATAAATAAGTAAAAGGCATATCCCAGAAATGGCCAACTTATCGAATCAAAATACCTCGCTCAGGCTTTTTACCAGCCTCAAAATACGAATAGGGGACATACTTGGCGAAACCATAACCTTTCTGCAGGATAGGTTTAAACAAGGTAGGGCAATATTCACAGCAGCATCGCCGTTCGGGCAGTTGCTGATCGTTTTTGAAAACTTGAGTCAATTAATCTTCTATTACATAGAGGATTCCATAACCGAATTAAACATAAATGAAGCGTCCAGAGCCTCATCAATATATGGATTATCAGCATTGGCCGGCCACAATCCAAGTAGAGCAATAGGATCAACCGCTCAGATCAGATTGATGAGAAAACCTGGGATCTTTCCAACCACGAATAAGGTCATATTAAATAACATGTTCAGGTTGACGTGCGTCAATAATGGATTAACTTACGTGATGGAACTCCCACAGGATGAGGTTCGATTGAACACGACAGGTACTGAAACTCTTGCAGTATTCAGCATCAGGCAGGGTGACATAGAAAGTCAAAAGGTCACGGCCAAGGGCAAAGCATTTGATAGTTTTAGCATAGGGTATCCAAATAATTATTACATCGATAATTTTAGGGTCAACGTTTACGTCAATGGTGAAGCATGGACGAAGTACGAGTCAGTATTCGATTTTCCAAGGAACGGTAAGTGTTTTATCGCTAGAACTGGTCTGACCAACGGCCTCGACATATACTTCGGAAACGGATCATTTGGTAAAATACCGGATGCAGGAAGCGAGATAGTGATTGAATACTTAGTTTCGGAAGGAGCCGGTGGAAACATCAAGGTCGATGACACCAGGCAGATTCAATTCACGTTCGCCGAGACTGCTTTTTCTCCATTGGGCGAGGAAGTTAACCTGAATGAGTACTTCGATATCGTTACGATAAGTCCACCTAGTTTCGGAGTTGATCCTGAGGAAGTTGAACTAACTCGATTGATCGGTCCTAAAGCTTCAAAGAATTTTGCTCTCGTAAACGTCGATAATTATGAGGTCCTACTGTACAAGATGCAGATGTTCTCAACGGTCAGGGTATTCCTCGATGAAACGGATCGTCGAATGATAAACGTATTTTTGATTCCTGACGTCACGCAGTTATTTAAGACAAGCACCGATTACTTCAAGCTTACCTTAGATAAGTTCGTGCTCACCCAATTTCAGAAGAACGAATTATTGAAATACATAGAGCGGTCCGGAACAAAATTGGTGTCAACCGACATCAACCTATTGGATCCGATCATGACCAAGTACGTTTTGAACATCAGCGTCATAGGGTTCGATGATGTTGAAAATTCCATCATCAAATCCGACATCACCGATGCTATCGGAAATTACTTCATCAAGTTATCCAGAAACGATAGGGTACCGAAGAGTGACCTGATAAGCGTCATCGAATCGGTAAACGGGGTAGATTCAGTCAGCGTATCAATCGTATCGGAATTGAATGAATTAGCTTTTATTGCCGATCCGAATAGAACATCCACCGATTACATTGGATTGGACGAATTTAACGACATAATAATGAAGATTGATGAATTTCCAGTCATTCGTGGAGGTTGGTCGGATCGATACGGTAACGTTTATCAGGAAGGTATCTCGGATACCACGCTAGGTTCAGTGAATATTGAGATAAAGGCCAAAAAAGCTACGCGCAAAAAATTAACTTTACTGTGATAAGAAACTCCATATATTGGACGGTGTATAATAGAAAGGATTCTCGGCTTCACCTTGGATTCATGTACAAGGGTAACGTTTTATTAAAAACCCTATCGAACCAGATGTTTGGATCCAATCCAATAATGGACGTGTTTCTAACGTACATGGAGGATTTTATTTACGAGCACATAGAGGCGGTGAAACAGATAAAAATATTTGCCAATCCAGCTCTCGATAAGAACGAAAATCGAATCAATTAAATGGCAGCAAATCAACAGGTTTTTGGAAAGGAAAAAAAAGCTCAGATACGAGGTGAACTAGAGGACCTATTGCGTGGGTACAGCGGTGGACCAAATAATGAGGAGGACGTCATAGACGAGCAGTTGGGTGAGATAGCTGCAGCGCCGCCTATTGACTTTGAAGAGATGAATAAAAAGTTCGAAAAGCAAGCGAAGAGCATCACCGGTTCCATGCTTAAATTTTACGTGGACCTTGGAGTCTTGGATAAGACCGAATATCTTAAGGAAAAACAGGTCCTCGATAACACGAACATACAGAACATATTTTTTCAACTGAAGACCATAAGGATGGCCATCGAAAAGATAACCGAGGAGATCAATCAGGGAAACACTCATCCAAGATTGTTTGAGGTGTTCGGTCAATTACAGGATAAGTTAACGATGGTAGTCAAGACTCAGGCAAATTACATTCTATTCCTGGAAGACACGTATAAAAAGATGAACCAGGACATCAACCAGAAAAGCACTCAACCGAGCTCGGTCACGCCGCTCTTAAATTCCGGAACTGAATATTACATAACAGCTGGTACTAAAAATATAATGAAAGAGATAACTGCTGAGGAGGTGGATCAGGAGGACGATTCACGGCATCTCACACATCCAGGCAAAAGAGTCGAGGTGATGCACGAACAGGGCATCTCACCAACTGAGGTGGAAGTTGACGAAGTCGACCTAGCGGATGAGGTTAACTCACTAATATGAAAGATTTTCTAACCGATACTGGCGGTTCATCCAGGATAAAAATATCCAACATAGATCACGAGAATTTAGCCGTTTGGACGACCGACCGTGTGAATA